ATCACTTCTCAAAATGGTATGTCTTCTTCAAGATTATCATTATTTTGTGTAGGTGCTGATTGTGGTATATCCTCTTTACTTTCCATAGTTAATTTGATGTATGGGCCATATTGATTTTTACCACCCCATGCGGCAACTGAATAAGTTCCTGCCGGTAATGGTTCTGAAATAACAACCTTCTTGTTAACATACGAAGGATGTTTATCCTCTGTTTTATATTGATTTTTATTGATATAAAATTCTGCTTTACTCATAATACTGTAGCCCTCATTGCTTTAAAGGATGCCTCTAAAGTTTTTTTGTTTCTATCCGATAAACCATTTATCGTTTCTTTATTTTTATTAAAAACATTATCAATATCACTATCAGATTTACATTTAGATAGTTCATCTTCAATATCTTTAACAACATCAACATGAAATTTAGGTTTAAGAACATTGCCACTACCATTGGTATTGTCAAACTTAGCTTTATTCATATTAAGTTTTTCTTGTTTGCTGTAGTCTAAATCAGTTTCTACTTCAGCTTTCATATGTTTACTTTCACCTGTTGGTATCATAAACACACCTCGTAAAAATTGTTTTAAACAATAGCTTTGTGCTTGTCCGTATGCTTGTGATCCAGCAGAAGAATTAACACGAATACTTCTTTTAATAGGATGTTGCCACATAGCACCACTTTCATGGATTAAAATAAAATGATAAACTATTTTCAAAACTTTATCGTTTTGTTTTTCTTCTATCTCATCCATGATAATTGTTAATCCTGCTTCAGCAATGATAGTTCCATAGACTTCTAAAAAATCATCAATACTTGCAAAATTATAATTATGATATTCATTCTTATGTGCATTCGTTAATTTAACAGAATTTTTACACACATAATTTAATGCTCTTGCAATTTCTTTAGGAATAGGTGCAAGAGATGGTAACATATTTTCCTCTGGTACAGGTATTACCTTGGTTTCAATTATATCCCCCATATTTCTCTCCTCATTTTTATGCTCTCTTTATTCCAATACCAATCGTCTGGATTTGGAGGGCAAAGTTTGGCAACGTCATGCCATGTTTGGCATTGCGTTAATATATTCATCATAGAATTTACAACTCCTTTTAATTCACTTTGATAGTGAAATTGATTAACATAATCTTTTAAATAATGCACATCTGGTTCTGCACTATGTGTTACCACTTTTGTTTTTCTGTCAGTAGATTTTCTAGGTAATAAAAATAATATTCTGCTATCATTAATTGGATTAACATTATCTTGTCCATAATGGTAAGCTGTAAAACCTTGAAACAAATGTCTGTACTTTAAATCAGTTTTTTTTGTAGGACATTTTAATTCAACAGTAAATTCATTACCTTTATCTTCAGCAAAAGTAAAATCAGTATAAGCAATCAAATTTGGAAATCTTTTATCATTCAAAAGTTTTGATACCTCTAATTCTAATTTTCTCTCTGATTGAACAAAATTACCAATACCATTTAATGCGTCAATACCACATTTTGTTATTGGTCTAAGTGTAAGTCTAATATTTTGTATTTCCTCAGATTTTTCTATTGACTCTTTGGTGTCTAAGTATCTAGCATCATAATATTGTTCAACAAATTCAACAACATCATCAATGTTATTAGGTTTAGAATTTAGAAAATAAGCTAAACCTTTTCCTACTGCCTCACCTCTTATCATGTGAGGTACTAATCCATCGCTATAGTTAAAACCTCTTTTCATAACCCACATAGATTTCATAGTAACAAATTCTCCTATGTGTGATGGTGATAAATGATTAATTCCAAATCTTTTAAAAACTAATGGATCATTAAAATCTGTCATAATTTTCTTACCCTTTTCACTACATCTTGAAATGCTTTTTCATTAAGTTCATAAAGTTGATGCAAAATTCTTATGTGCTTACACATATCATAAATATTTTCTCTACCTATTTCACCACCCTCATCCATGTGAGCTTCTATTTGTTCGGCATTTGACCTAATTGTTTCAACAACTTCTTTTGTAGTAAGCTGTTTTTCTTTGGTTCTTGGTGCGTTCATTGTTTGTTCCTTATTGTTTTTATTAGAGAGATACTGACCTCATCGTTTATAGTGCGATATCGACCACTTAATCCGCTGGTGGTTTTATCCATGCTTCACAATACCTCTCTAAATTACTACAATGTTAGAATATCCTCTTATAGAATAACTAACATAAATCACATAACATATATTTTTAAAAGTTGTCAAATATATTATTGACCAATTAACAAAATAATATTAGTTAATCTTAAACAAGGAGATTTAATGACAACAAAAGTTTGGAAAATGGGAATGGCAGTTGATCAATTAATAGCAGACACAGTTGATTTATCAGACAAAGAGTTTGGAAAATATGTAAGAATGTTATGTTATGCTTGGAAAAATAAAGCAAGATTGGATGCTTCAAGATTTAACTACATAGAGAGAATTGACAACATAAGTAAAGATAGTGACACAGAAACGACACAGTATTTATTAAATAGATATTTTGAATACAATCAAGAAGGGCAATATTACTACAATACAGCACAAACTGAGGAATGGGAAAGAGTGCAGAAAATCTCTATTGCAAACACTAAATCTGCAAATGATAGATGGGATGCAGACGCAATGCAAACGCAATCCAAACGCAGTACCAGTTACAGTAACAGTAAGAGAAACAGTAACAGTAATACTAACAAAAAAAAGTATATAGATTTATTTAATGAATTTTGGAAAAATGTTAAAAATAAGGTCAAAAAAGGACAAGCAGAAACAACATTTATTAAATTAATTAAGAGTTTTGTGGAAGAAAATATGTCTCCTGTGCAGTTAGCTGACTTGTATAATAAACATTGTGAAAGCCAAACTGATATGAAATTTGCACAACATCCAAGCACATGGTTGAACGCTAAAGGATATTTAGATAAACCTATGAGCAAAAAAAATAATGATGAATTTAGTATGATCCCTCAAAAAAAACCATTAGAAAATTATGTTAATTTTGTAAAAAAAGGGGTACATACTACCTTTATAGATGATACTATGGTCAAACAAATGTTGGTAAGAGGTTTAATTACTGAAGAAGAATTTAAAAAATGGTAATGGAAAGTAATGGCTAGACGAGGCAGACCAAAAAAAAAGCCATTTGTAAGGGATATTGGCACTCCAGAACTACAGGCTAAAAGGCAGGAAAGTGTAGGAGAGGGTAATGATCCTCAATTATCTACATCTGTATTAGATATGCATTTGGCTAGAAAATTAATTACTTTAGAAGAACATACAGTTTGTCAAAACTATCAATTTTATCACAGATCAATGTATGGAAAACCTTTTATTACAAGTAGTCTTGGGGCAATAGGAACTGTTAAATCTAAAGTTGCTGACAAAGAAAGTAAGTTTGATTTATTTGTTAGGCAACATTTAGACAAAATAGAAGATTTTATTGTAGAAAATGCAAGTCCAGAAACACATCATACTTTTAGACATATTTGTATTTTTGATATTGCACCATATTATTTATTGCAAAAAGATGTGCAAGAAATACCCATGTATAAAAACTTGAAAAAATTTCTTAAAAAATTAACTAGATATATGAACAAAGAAAAGAAAAATTAATGTTCAATATCAATTATTTCAACTATCTCAACTGAACGAGCAGTAGCTTTTGTCCAATCAATTTTATTTACTTTTTTTAATAATGTTAATTTACTGTGTATATTACTTTTCGATTTCACATTAACACCTTTAGCCATTTCATTATATGTTGGTGCGTATCCGTGTTTTTTAATATAATTTTTAATAAATTTGTATAATTTTGCCTGTGATTTAGTCATGTTCTAATTCATTAATAATATTGTCTGGTTCTATATACATAGCTATAATTTCTTGAACAGTAAATCCCCTGTCAATTAATCCTTTATATAAATCTATCTGCGATTTTGTTAAGTTATCTGATAATTCTTGTCCTTTATATATCATTACTCAACCTCCTTTTGTTCCATTGTATAAAATCTTTATCTATCTTTTGAGATTTAATTATTTCAGACATATGTTTTATAAGATCATTTGTTTTCATAATTAATTCTGAAGAAAATATTCCTGCAACACTTTTAAATCCTGTTTTAGAAAATGGTAATCTATATTTATATTTAACATCCATTTTGTTATCATCTGACATTCTAACTACCCTTGTATAAAGTTTTCCATAAATATCATAATCACTGCCATATTTTTTTTCAAATAATTTATCAATGTCATTCATGTTTTTGTTTTCAAATTCAAAAGAATAAATGTAATTTGGTTTTTTATATAAATCAGAATAATCAGATAGCATTGTTAATCTACCAATAATTTTAACACCCATATAAACAAAACAATGACTAAAAATTTCTTCAGTATCATCATCATTTTCTAAATAAAAAGCTGTAAAATTACTTTGACTATCTGCTGATGATCTACGCCATTTAGCCATCAATTTTTCCTATCCAATTTTGTGGTATCTGGTCTATGATCTTTTTTTGAAACAAACATAATGCCACAGGATTTGGTATATCTGTTACCCCTTTTTTGTAATTGTATATTTGTCTCCAAGTTAGACCTAGATATGTTGCTATCTTCATTATGTCGTTCTCTCCGAATATTTTGTCTGTTATTTTTGTGAACTCTTTTGAGGTCATTCTTTTTTTCCTTGCTACGAATTGTTCTAATTCTATCTTCTTCATTATTTATTTTCTCCTTTAAATGTTTTCCAAAATTGTAGCATCTTATACAGTAATGAGTATAATTTGTCTTGTCTTGTGTAGGATAATGACCAATCATATTGTCTGTAAGGTACTGTAATCCACAGTACCCACAGCTATCTTTTTTATGAATTTTCTTCTTCATCTTCCCATTTATTTAATTGTTCAAAAAAACTCTCTAGCTTTTTTTCTTTTGATAAGTTTTTATTACCTTTTATATCATTCATTAATTTTATATATTTGTCATAAAATTCCTTATCTTCTTTAGTTTTTACTTTGTCTTTAAGATCAAATTTTTTACTCATCAATATCCCCCTGTCCAGTAGTGAACTCAACACCATTTACTTTAACAGTTTGATACCCATGTTTTAAATTTACATTTCTAAATCTAAAACCAAAACCAAGAGCAACCCTTTCATCAAATACCCAAAGATGATATTGATTAGCTGAATTAACTAAAAACTTTTCTGGTGGATAAATTTCAACTGCAAATCTATTCTCGCCATTTTTACAAATCATATTTTTAATTTGTTGAAAATCTGTCCAATTACGACAAGGTTTTTTATCATGTCTTTTAATTGATAGATAATCTAAATCCCCTCGTAATTTTTCATCAAACAAATCATGCACCTCGTTTCCAACACAATGTTGGACTTGGTAAGTGTCATTAATATATGTTTTTCCAGCACTCACATAAGCTAAAGTTTTTTTAGCTTGTTTCCAAGTAAGAGGTTTACCACCATATAATTTAGATTGTTCTTGAATAGCTTTTATTCGTTGCTTAATTGGTAAATCTCTAAGATTACTTTCAGTAGATAGTCTAAAGTTTTCCATAAAAACTCCTTGTTTGTTTAAATATATCTTTAAACTAATTTGAAATGATTGCAAGATGTATATTTTATGTGAGGGAAAACATACAAAAACCTAGAGTTTAGGTTAACGACTTACAACTCCGAAAATTGTCGTTAAAGAGAGAGTCTAAGGACTCGCACCTGTCGTTATGGCTTTGCCACTCTCTCTTTGAGAAAGCGTGAGCTATGCTGACTGGCTTTCTCTTATTTATATACTGGCATATTTTATACCCACAATGTCAATTCATTGGGACAGGTATATTTTTACAGCCGTTAGCCTGTATTGTCACATAGGGATACCCTAGCGTCTATTCCCTTAGTTCTGTTAACCTTTATTAAAATTACTTTTAATAAATATTGGGAGAGTGACTTTTCATTGTCGGCAACCAGTAAATAAAACCTTAATTTATTTTATCTAACTCCTTCTGTTCTTTTGTTTCTAAAGTTTTTAATATTTCTATTAGCTTTTCTTCTTTTTCCTTTGTAAAACAATTTACTCTGTCAAACATAGGAAAACCATTAAAACCTTTTGGTAGTTCATGTTTTGGGTTTCTATAACAATAAAAAAAAGTATGTTCTTTTTTTATGTTAGCACCTAAACCTATTGGTAAAAAAATCATTCTTAAATTATCTGCCCATCTGTTTGGGTCTTTATCATAACAATCCCAAGAGGTAAAAACACAGTTAGCCCTATAATCTAGAGCTAACTTTTTAATTTCTTTTAATTCTTCTTTACTAATTGGCATAACTTTCTTTCACTTTATCAAATTCTTTTTGAAAAAATTTATCAAATCTCATGCCATCAACTAAAGGCGATCTTTTGTTCTCAATAATTTGTTTACAAATCATGCGAACAGTTTTCATAATTTCTTCCATTAAATAAATTATGTGATCTTCTTTTTTAGCT